GTTTGAGTTCCTCTTCTTCGAGATGTTGTTTTAACAATCCAACATAGATGTCTCGTTCCCAAGGCATCATGTTTTCAATCTCAGTTAATGAGTATTTATGGTATTGCATCAACGAAAAGTTCAACTTATAGTAGCTAGCAAGATCCATATGGATCATTGCTACCCGAAAAAAGACGCTAAACCCTCAAGTACGACTTCACTTTCAACTTTCGTTTCTGGATTTTTTACCTTTATAGTATGTGATAATTTAGGCATTGATGTAAAGAACTCTTCAATTTTTTTAAATTGAGATGAGTTCATCGACTCAAGAAATTCTGTTATCTCTTTCTTTGTGCAGTCTGCTGCGACCCATACCTCTTCTTCATTGTATATTTTATCAACACATGATGCGATCAGTTTGAATGATTGCTCCATTGCATTCTCATCTTTAAAATCAAAATTATTTTTAATAAACTCATCCAAAGACGGATATTTAAGTTCCATCATTAGGTTCTTATCTAACTGAACCTTGTTTGAATGATTCTCATTTTTTATAACTTTGATATCATCTAAGTCAATGACAACTTTAACACTTGTCTTCTCATCATCAGGGCAGATTATATTAACATCTATTGTTTCCCCGACTGACTTTCCACGAATGTTTAAAAACAAATATTCAATATCAAAAGTTGGTAGTGATTCTACTTTAATTCCTTTTGTTTGAACACAACTCTTAAGCACTGCTTTAATTGCTTGAGTTATTTGTTTTGTATCTTCACTTTCTAGAGCAAGAACTAAAAGTTTTTCCTCTTTCACTAGAAAAGGTCTATATTGAATTTCCTTTTCTAAAGATGGTAACACCATACTATACGTTGGTGTCGCAATTTTTGGTAAAGGCATGATATCCTATTATGCAATTCAGTATATTATATAGCAGGGTTATTGAAGTGCTCTTTGAACGACTGCTCCTGCAACATCACCTAGTAAATCAATACCAGTTAATCTATCAATAGCAATATTAGCAAATCTACCAGCAGCATATGCGAATGATGGATCCATCGCATTATTATTAGCTGGTTTCGCACTGTATCTTGTGTATGAAAAAGATACACTACATTTTAATAAATCTGATGCATCATATGTTACTGGCATTGCTGAGATTGCTCTTGGAAAAGCATCTATGAAAGTATATGTCAAAGGTCTAGTTCTACCTCTGACTGGATCTTGTGAAAATAAATTCTTTTCAAACTTGGTAATTTCTAAACCACCCTTATATTTTTTAGGAAACTTCATCCTATAATAAAAACTCTCACTATGATTATCTCTCGTATCGTTTGTCATGTATGACATCCAAGATTCAAAATATCTAACTGGTAAATATTCTTTTGCATCACAATAGAATGTTAGATCTATAGTCTCATCAAACACTCTACGGTGAGCATACTTTTCTGAGACCCCAGTGAAGTCATTGTCTAGGTTTGCCGTTGCCAATGATGAACCTGGCAGTGTTGTTTCTGAGCAGAATAATTGTAGTTTTTCTCTTCTTGTTGGATCAAGACCTCTAGCATTAAATAAAACTTCAATACCTTGCTGACGAAGGTAAGTTGCGAATGTATCTCCTCTCTCATTCAATTGTCTTGGATCACTAATCGAGACTTGATAGAACGAGGTGGTTGCTGGTTCTAGCAAATCTTTTACAATTTTATCTACCGTTAATCTCTGTGGTGGGATGGAAGCCATTTATAAATACATTTGACCTTATATATTATGTATGCAAGATAATGGCAGAAAGTATAAAAAGTCGCTATAAACCATCTAATCCAGAGAAATATCAAGGCAATCCGAACAATATTATCTGTAGAAGTAGTTGGGAAAGACGTTTCTGTGTGTGGTGTGATAAGAATGAAAACATAATATCATGGGCATCTGAGGAGTTTTCTATACCATATCTTTCGCCCGTTGATAATCGGGTGCATCGTTACTTCCCTGATTATATTATTAAAGTAAGAGAGAAAAATAATAAAATTAAAAACTATGTTGTTGAAGTTAAACCTAAGAAACAAACTAAACCACCCAAGAAAAGAAAGAGAATGTCTAAATCATATATCTATGAGTGTCAAACCTATGCTGTCAATCAAGCAAAGTGGAAAGCAGCAGTTGAGTTCTGTGATGATCGTATGATTGAATTTAAAATAATCACTGAAGATGAGTTGGGTATTAAATAATGGCTGAACTAAGTTACGATGAAGTAAAGGCAGATATTGATGCTAGGAATCCCACTAAACCTGGTCAATATACTGGTAAACCAGTTCCCATAGATCAAAAAGAAAAAAGACCACCTGAAGTTAATGAAAATCGAATTGAGGGAATCAAAGAAGAACTAAACGGAATATCAGATTCAGAGGATATGATGTTAGAAATTATGGGTGCACTAAACGATACTGTAGAGGCAATACCTAGTGTGGGAAATTATTATACCTTTGTATATAATGCACAGACTGCTGGTAAACAGTATGATCAACATCCTTTAGTGGCAGTCACAGATATATTCTCTTGGGGATTCAGAGGAATCAATTTTCACTGGCAATCATCTCGTAATTACACATGGAATGAACTCGCAGGTCAACTCTATATGGTTAAAAGTATTGAGTTGGATGACCTACTTTCTATACCTTATGCAAAGTTTATCACTAAATAAATAAAAACCCCGTAAATGACTACCTCTGCTAATAGCTCTAGTTGGGTGAGAACCTACACTAAAGACGATGCAACCAAATATCAAATAGCATATAGATCCAATAACACATGGAGATTAAATGCTAATGGTAAGGCAGTGCCTGGTTCTTTTACTACTAATTTGCAAGTCGATAGAACAGCAATTGATAGTGGAGTAACAGGTGGTGGTGTCAACGCAACGTGGACGACTGCAGCAACAAGAGGGCCTGGTGCTGGTGGAGTATGGGAGAGAAAATACTTAGACGATGATGACACAACTCTGGGTTTTGCATTGCCTGATGCGAGTTGGTCAGATCTTAATAATAGAAACAGTAATTTTAATTCACAAGTAAATAATATAAGTGCAAACGCAATCGCAAAATATTTTAGAACATTAGGATTTGGTAAAGGTAGTGGTTTATCTACACAAGCAGGAGCAATAAGAGAACTTTCAAGAAGTCAAGGATCTAATAATCAGGGCAATCCTTCTGAAGATGCAGTGGGTGGAAATAGAACATTAGTAAAAGAACTAGCAGAAGAGATATCAGAAAAACCAAGAGATAAGTATGGTTCACGTTATACCTATTACTATCCAGTAGCACTCAAAGCAAATCGTGACCAAGATAAAATGCAAATATCTGTATTGAAATATAAACCAAGACAAATAAAAGGTTTTAAGATAGCAAAAAGTCGTGATGCTGGTGGTAGAGATGGTTATACAAAAAGAGTATTAGGCAGTGTTTTCTTACCTGTACCTGGCAGCGTGACTGATAACAACAGTGTTAATTGGAATGCAGATAGTATGGATCCAGCAAAACTTGCCCTTGCAAATGCATTCTTTTCTAATGTTCAAAAAGGAGACAAGGCTATTGATGGATTGGCAGATTCTGCAGCTGAAATCGCAAAGCAAATCGGTGGTGGTTCTGGTGAGGTAAAGAAAGCAGTTGCAGCAGCACTAACAAAAGGTGCTACTGGTGCTAGTGTATTGACAAGAACAACTGGATCAGTCATCAACCCTAACATGGAATTACTTTTTCAAGGCCCACAGTTAAGACCATTTACTTTTTCTTGGAAAATGAGCCCTAGAGATTATGAAGAGTCAGAGATGATAAAGAAAATAATTAGAATGTTTAAACAATCACAAGCAGTCAAGAGATCTAAAAGTTTACTATTCTTACAATCACCAAACACATATGCATTGAGATTTTTAACTGCAAGAGGAAGAGAGCATGGTTATCTACCAAAGATCAAAGAGTGTGCATTGACAGGATTTAGTATGAACTATACTCCTGATGGTAATTATCAGACATATGAAAACTCTTCCATGGTTGCATATGAAATGTCAATGAGTTTCCAAGAACTAGAACCAATTTACCATGATGAGTATACTTCACTCGATCAAGACAGAGATGAATCTATAGGTTTCTAATATGGCTAACAGATACT